AAGCCGGTACTGTTGGTGCTAGGTTTGCAGATACCATCGTTAAAAATACAACCCAAAGAGAAAACCTCAAAGCTGCATTTAAAGAAGTTTACGGAGAAAAAGGAACTCAAGCAGTAAGAGGTTTAAACACTATGCTTGATATTTTAGAGGCACAAGGTCGTAGATTGCCAGCAGGATCACCTACAGCAGAAAAAGGAATGATGGCACAAGAAAGTGTCAGCTTGTTAGGAAAAACATTTAAATCGCCAATAGGTGTATTTGGGGATTTATATCAAGGCATATTTTATGGTCGAGATTACGAAAGAATAGCAAAAGCAATTACAGACCCAAGAGGTGTTGATGCTCTAGAAAAATTAGCAAAAGCTGGCAAAGATCGCAGAAAAATTGCACTAGCAATGACAGAATTTCAGCAAATTGTTAGAGCGTTAGACGAAGAACAACAGTAAGGAAAACCATGGCAAAGACTAAGATTTCAGAATTTGATTTAACACCAGCAAATAATACCGATATAGACGGTATTAACATTGCAGAAGGTTGCGCTCCTAGTGGCATTAACAATGCTATTCGTGAGTTGATGAGTCAATTAAAAGCTCAACAAGATGGTTCTTCTGGCGATACTTTTACTCTTACTGGAACGCTAACAGCAGCTACTGTTGTAACTTCTGGCACAGTATCTTCTTCTGGTACTTTAGCGGTTACAGGCAATTTAACCCTTGATGGCGCATCAGGAACTTCTGGTCAATCATTACTTTCAGCAGGATCAGGAGCAACTCCTACTTGGGGAACACCATTCTTAGCTGGAATGATTATGCTGTGGTCTGGTTCTGTAGCATCTATTCCTAGTGGATGGGTGCTGTGCAACGGATCTAGCGGTACTCCAGACTTACGCAATCGCTTTGTAGTTGGCGCTGGTTCTACTTATGCTGTGGGTGCTACTGGCGGTTCTGCTGATGCTACTTTAGTGAGCCATACACATACTGGAACTACTGCTAATGCTGGTTCACATACGCACACTATTAATGCGGATGGTATAAATAATACAGGAATAAACAATGCAGTTATTTCTGTGAATCAAGGCATATCAGCTACTTTTACAAGTTCTTCAGTAAACGCTGTTGGAGATCATGCTCATACTTTTACAACGGATAGTTCTGGTTCTAGTGCTACAAATGCTAATTTACCTCCATACTATGCTCTTGCTTACATTATGAAAACATAAGGTGCTATATGTTTATTATTGATTGGATTCTAGATAGATTTGGCTATGTTAATAAAGCAAGCATAGTCTTTTCTATACCTAAACCTTGCAAAAAAGTCGCGACTAAAAAGAAAACTGTTGCAAAAAAGTCGCTAGGTAAACGGAGGTTAGGATGAACGATAAGTTTGAATTTGACCCATTCAAATTTGGTGGTCTAGTAGCTCAGGTCGAGCATCTGCAAGAAAAAGTAGATAGCATGGAATCTGATATTAAGAAGTTAGTCGCTATGGCAGAGAGGTCTAAAGGATCTCTTTGGGCAATTATGGGGGCTTGCTCTGTCTTTGGTGGCTTTGTAGCTTGGTTAGCAGATTTATTCTTTAGAAAGTAATCCTATGTATGTCAGACCAATTCGGGTTTTTGGAGGGCGCAAAGTCTTTTAGCGAAAGCGTAAAGACAGGCAAAGAAGCCGGTAAAACTATCGGTTCATCTATCGAGGATGTCCAAAAAGAAGCAGCCTCGGTAGCACAACAAAAAGCCTTAGAACGCAGAAGGCAGATCAGAGAAGCAGAAGTCCTAAAAGAGCAGTATTTCAAACGAGCCATGATTCAATGGCAAAAACAAGAAGATATAAGACTAAAAGAAGAACAGGTCAAGAAAGACTTTGTAAAACATCATGGTCAAAAAAGATGGTCAGAAGTAGAAACCATTAAAGCAAAGATTGAAAAACAAGAGAAAGAAATAGAAAATGAATTTAGAAAAGATTTGGCAGAAGTGCGTAGAGTTATGTATATGTGCTATGCACTCGCTGCAATCGTTGCCTGGTATCTTACTTGGGGTCATAAAGCGTAACAAACCTTTTGCTATCTTTTATTCTGCTCTTATTGCTTTTCTTTTAGTCATTCTTATTATTTTTGGATAAATAATGTTCACACTAATCTCTACAGCTTTGTCCTTCCTAATGGGTGGACTACCTAAACTCTTAGACTTCTTCCAAGACAAGTCCGATAAGTCTCACGAACTAGAGCTTGCTCGTATGCAAACGGAGAGAGAACTCCAAATGCTAGAAAGAGGCTACGCAGCACAGGCTAGGGTCGAGGAGATACGCACAGACCAAGTCCAGATGCAGACTCAAGCACAAGAACGCACAGCTATGTATCAGCACGATATAGAGATCGGTAAGGGTGCAAGCCAATGGATCATCAACCTACGAGCCTCTGTACGCCCTGTAGTTACCTACCTATTCGTTTTACTCTTAATTATTGTAGACATTGCCTCTATCTGGTGGGCTTGGTCTAGCGGTGCAGCGTTTGCCGAGGCTATCCCTTTGGTGTTTGATGCAGACGAGATGCAGATCCTAGCCTCTATTATTGCCTTCTGGTTCGGTACGCAAGCCTTTGCTAAGAAATGATTGACCATAAAGTTATTGAGATGATTAAGCACCATGAGGGTGTTAAACAAAAGCCTTACCAATGCCCTGCACTACTTTGGACTGTTGGTGTTGGTCATGTCATAGATCCTAACCATGCTAGAGTACCACTAGCAGAACGAAAAGCTCTGCCCATTCCTAGCGGATGGGATCGAGTCTTAACGATGGGAGAAGTAGATGAAATTCTTGCTAAAGATTTGGCGCGGTTTGAAAGCGGAGTACAACGATTATGTCCTAGTGGGCTTACTGCTGGTCGGTTTGGCGCACTTGTGTCTTTCGCCTTCAATGTTGGACTCGGTAATCTCCAAAATTCTACCCTTCGGATGAAACACAATAGGGGTGAGTTTGAGGGTGCTGCCGAGGAGTTTCTAAAGTGGAATAAAGCCGGTGGTAAAGAATTAAAAGGACTGACTACTAGACGAAAAGACGAAAGAGCCTTATACCTCTCATAATATCTTGCCGTACTTAAACAAGGTGTTCTTGTCCACTAAAAATGCTTTCTTGATCTGACTATCCCCCTCCCCTATAAACTCTACATACTGTAGTTTACTCAGGAATATGCACTTAAATATGTGCTTGACCGGCATGATGACAAACATCTGCCCATCGTAGAAAACCCAGTAATCAGCTTGGGTAGCCATTAGTCCTGAGTCTTTCCCATACATCTCTATCTCTACAACGATATTGCCAGTTCGTTGGCTCATCGGGTCAAACTTTACCTCTACAGCCTTATTGATCTCTGGTATCCATATATCGTACCCCTTAAAAGCGTTTACAAGGGTCGCACAAGGGTATTTCTTGCGTAGGATAGCCAAGACCCTTTCCTCTATTTCCAAACCCCTCTGTAGGTCGTTTTGGAAGGTCATTAAGCCACCCTGATCGGAAGGGGGGTGGCACTCCTTGAAAGGGTGTGGCATTGCGCCACTAATGCCGATCTCATCGGGGATTACATACAACTAACTACTGTTCCACAAATAGTACACACTTGTAGCTTACCACCGACAATTAGTGTCTGTGTCTGACAAGCATACGCACTTCCTAGTAACATATATGTTACCAATCCTATAGCAATCTTTTTCATGTCTTTCTCCTAAAAGGGAATGTCATCTTCAATACCACTACTCTTAGGCAACTCATCATCGCCCTTGGGAGTAAAACCTTTTTGTTTCGGATCACCAATACGACCCGATAAGAACTTCCCCTTTTTGCCTTCCTTTAGCCAAGCATCAAACCAATGCTCTACTCCGTTAATCTTAATAGACCCCTTGTAATCGGGGTGTTTCTCTGTGAGCTTTTTGTCGTTCTTAAATAGACTAAAGCTACCATCTTTCATCTCATAGGTCATTTCTGCCTCGCTTTTAGTTGGTTAAATAGGTCTAAGACCTCGCTTAAAAACTGCTTTACTTCTACTTCCATCGAGTCGATATACTCCTGATCCCTCTCGACTCGTACTACAAACAACTGCAAGTCCTCTGGCACTCTAGGATCGAATGATACAAAGTCGCACCATTTCGCGCCTGTAACTGCCATCTGGCATTGCATTTGTGGGATATATTTACTTGGAGCTTTGTTCTCCAAGACTGTCTCAATATGGTTGGCTGTGTTGGGCGCTTTTATCTCAATGAGACCTTCCCCTACAATGCCATCAGGAGAGCATCCAAAGCCTTCTATTGTGGGATGGTCTACGAACCCCTCCTCCTTTACAAAAGTGCCTGTATGAGCCTCGTATGCCATCCTAGCGAATGGCTCTTGCTCTGTACCCCATTCCATTGCAGCATTGGTAAACGACTCCCCTGCCTTGCCGGTCAATCGCTGAACCACTAACTCCATCTTGTAGTTCTTACGACTTGCCGACTCGCCAGACTTAATCTTGGCTAAGACATCTGCGACCCGACTAGCGGTAACTTTGCCTAATCTGGCACTAAACCATTCTTCTGTTCTTTGTTCCATACAATCCCTTTCAATGGATTTTTTGATCCGCATGAATCTGCTGTAAGCAGTCATTCAGAAACTTTACCATAATCTGTGAAACTTCTAAAGATAAATCTGATCCCTCAATCTCGATAGCAAACCGAAATGGAGCAACCTCTGTTACTGTCATTACTGCTTTAGATACTGGCTCAGACATATTTTGATCGTTGCATAGCCTCTGCTATAAAACACCGATTCTCCCCTTTCATTTTCTTTTGGTACTCATCACTACAGTCATCACAGACTGTAACTCTCTCTCCTGATCCCCTCCTGTAATACTGCCATTTTCTATAATCTGATTTGGAATGAAAGCATACAGGATACCAATCATTCTTTATCGTCATCGGCTGGAGGTTCTTGGGGGTCTCTGCGAATAAGCTGTGTATCAACTCCATCATTTTCAAACTGCCTTTGGTATGCGAGAGACAAGGCATCAATGGCTGCATCCCAACCCGAAGCAAAGAAATGCTCGCAGATCATAGACTGCCCAAAAGGAATATCTACTTCTTTTAGGGTCTTGTAAAACGCATCCATGCAATGCTTGTTTCTCATTTTATTAATTCCTCAATCCAAGAAGTTGCCAATTCCCAAGACACCTTTATTATCGCAAAAGGTAACAAAATGTAAACACCTATCTCTACTAGGATTTTTGCCACTTTTTCCATTGCACAACTCCTGGTATCTCTGGCACATTTACATTCTCTAAAGTCCTTGCCGACAATGCGCGAAACTCTGCCCATTTCTTTTGGTACTTAGCTTGTTCGCTTGCCGGTACATAGCCATAAATCTTGCGCCACCGAATCGTAATATCTGTAGAACTTGGTGTGTAAATAAAATCATTTTCTTGCATATTTTCTCTCCGCTTCTCGTTTTAAACAATGTTCGCATTTCCATCTCATAACTGGTCGAACCCTATTTCCTGCTGCTACCAACTTAAAACCAGCTTTTGGTCTATCAGCCTGACAAGAACTACACCACTTTTTCTCCATCCCATCCTTCCTTTATATAACCATATTCCGAAACATCTACTACGGCTGTGAGCTTTAAACATACATCGCATTGGTCGATCCATGATCTGTGGTTCTCCGAACTTTTTAGTGGATGTGTACCCCAAGCCTTACCGCACTCAAAGCACACATTGTCTGGCTGCACATCAGCTAGTTTCACTCAGTTCTGCCTTCCGCTTTTCTTTGGCATCGTTTACCTTCTTCATCGCCTCTTTGTCCTTAGACACTTCCTTAAACGCTTGGGCAAAGTTCACCTTGAGTTCTGGGATGTCCTGAGAACCTAATATCTTTTCTACAAATTTCGTAGAATCCACCTCTATATCATCCCACAAATCCTCACCGACATAAAGAGATAAACCGAGACCATGTAGAGCAATAGCTTTAGCCAGGCATCTTTGCATTGCAGTATTAACTGCAAACGCATCGGGATTCGGTACTGCCTTGTTGCGATAGTCCATGACCGGCAACTGCGCTGTCATTGACTTGCCAAACGCATTAACTGTGCAAAACACCATTACAGTCTCACCAAACAATACAGGTTGACCATAACTCCAAGTAGCTTGTGGATCGTGTTGTAGCAATGTGTCTACAGCCCATGCCCAAGACAGATAAGACAAACCATTCTTCTTCTCGATCTTATCCGATACATCTACATTCCTAAGTTCTAAATATTTAGACATTATTCTTCCTCCGCAATCAATTTGTTTTCAATATGGTCGTGGACTAGAAAATAAATAGCCCGACCAAACTTTTCCC